TCACAAGTTTGTTCCCAAGTATCACAACTATGTACTAAATGTGAACCAAAGTTATTTTCTAGTAGCCTAAGTAGACCATTTGTTATTACAATATCATTCTCAATATCCATGAAAGGCTCTCCTAAAGACTTGATATTATTGGAGTCACCACTCCAATTTTATTTAGTAGGACAAACACCAGTAGCACACTCATCATTTTCTATCTCATGTGAGCTATCAGTATCACTAAAATCTACATCAGTTAACTGTGAGACATACTCATTGTACACTTCTTCTGTTACTACTTCTTGCGGTAGGTACGCATAGACGGTATTAGTAATGGGAAGAAAGCTAACACCAACGTAGCTAGACCAATTAGCTTTAAGCCAATCTCTAATAGCAGGGATTTCATCCTCTTTATAATAAACAGAAATCGAGCAGTTCTGTTCAACGTAAGAATCCATGAGTAACTTGTAGCGTACCAGTTGTTCAATAGCCGTCTCGTCATTAACATATTTGTCTCCATCTTTATTGAATCTTATGTTATCCCAAGCTACAGGAAAAGTAACAATAGCATTATGCTCATCAATAGGATTAGTTACCACATGATACCCTGCTTCTCTGAGCTTAGGAAGCATAGGATCATTCACAGAGAAGTTAACATTGTTAAAGATATACTTACCGATAGGCTTATGGCATCCTTCAGTAGTATCCATGATCTTACTCAGTGTACCACTAGGTTTAATAGTAGTGACATTCTTAGGACGTTGAGTACCTAACTCATCTGCCATAGAGTATGCCCCATGTACTGCTATGTTTTTAAATCTCTTATAATCGTATTCATTAAGGTCATCTCTGGTGGTGATTCCCGTAAGACCAACTCCACAGAGTCTGAGATATTCGTTGTTCTCATGCCATGTTCTTTGTAAGATTCCATCATCAAGATTGACAAGCGTTTGCCTATAGTTAGCCCTAGCTGTGACATAGAGTGCTCTATCAAGTCCTCCGTTGTCATTTCTGAACTTGCCAATATCCACTTCGGTAAGGTTACAGAAAGCTTTATTTCCAAGGAGGATTTCTGCACAGGGATTGACTCCTGAAAACCAAGGTGCTCTTCGTCTTGCTTCTTGTCCGTTAATGATTCCTGGTTCTGAACCTCCGCTTTCTTTAATAATCTCAAAGACTTGTCCCAATTGTGCATCAGTAGGCTCCTTCCAAAAGACTACACTGTTATTAGATTGAGAACGGTGGGGAAGGGATGTTAGATCATCCTTAGCTCTTGCGAACTGCTCCCACTCTGGAGTATCATGATAGACCAAAGCTATCTCAGCTGACCTACGAGAAGATAGCACCGTTCCTAGCCAGTTCATTACGTCTAATATATCCATCTTACTTAACAGCTGTCCACTCTTCTTGTTTAGAATATTAACAATAGCTGTAAGTGCTTTTCCAAGTGGTGCATCTCCACTAGAAATCCATCCGTATCCTGCAAGTCGTTGTCCTGCTGGTCTAAGTTGTGTGAGATCAAGTATAAGACTTGTAGCTTTACCTTTGTATGCTAGAATCTTACCGATACACTTTGCCCATGCTTCAGCGGAATCTCCAACTGTAATTCTCCAAGTTCCATCATCTGTAGACTCTTTGTTTCCTTCGTGTCCACCTTTCTTTGTGCGTTTACTTCTAAGGACTTCAATGGTAGTGATGGGTGAAGTAAAGCCACTAAGTGTACCGACAACTGGAGTAAATCCAACTCCACATCCTTGTAACAAAAGCCACAAAGAGTCAACAACGTCATGGATAGTTTCCACTTTAAGGTGAGCACAATTAAACTGACTAGCTTCCCTCTTCTTGGCTACATCAGTTCCCCCTAGCCACAGTGTTCTACCTGATACCATTACCTTACGGTCTAGCATCAGCTGTCTTAACTCTTTTAACTCTGGCCCTATGCCTAGCTCAGTACCAGCTGCTCTATTCCACAGCCAATTCTGGTGAGCTATTACTCTATCTACAGTCTGTTCCCACGTCTCATAGCCTGTCTCAGTAGGTCTATTGTAGGTACGTCTTGTTATTACTTGTGCTCTTACAGATGGTTTGGTCAATTAATTAATCCCTCCAGTATCGGAGGCTCATAGTTCAAGCCCTTCTGGACTTTACCATTAGCGTCCTTGATTAGTGGTAGCTTACTCATGTTAGACTTATGGACTAACTCAAATGCTTTATCAAAGTCCATACCAAATGATACTGCCATACCTTTAATCACATACACAACGTCACACATTTCTTTAAGTAAGTCTTGCATCATAACATGACGTTCTTCTGTGTGTTCATTAGTTTCAATATCAAGAGCTGCACTTGCCAGTTCTTGTATCTCTTCAAAGAGGAGCCGTAACCTAAAGTCCATTAACTCTTTGCTGTAAGGTTGATCAATGGCTAACTCCATCTTCTCATGAAACTCTTTAACTCTTTTCATTATAGTAAAACTCCTTCATCATTTCAATACACTTTATTGCTTTGTTTAAATCTTCAACACCATTCTTATCACGGTGTCGTACTACATATTTAACTACCGAACCTACGTCCATCCCTAATTGATTCTCTATAATAAAAGTCCAAGGGTCTATCTTATACTTAGCATAGTAGGTGGGACGGATATCAGTACTACCACCTACCCACTGATCATTCAACTCTTGACTCTTACAGTATGCCATGTGATCCTCTTTATCTTGTCCACATTCATCGCAATACATCATGCTCTTAACGGCTCCCATAATATTACCTCCTCTTTTTTAAAGTCATAGTCATCAGCTCTTAGTATCTTAGCTACTCTAGCTTGTGTTAAAGCATCTTCATCAGTCAAGCCAGCCTTATTAAAAGCTGTCAATACAGAATCCCAAGTAGGTTCTTTAAGTATCTCAGTAGCTTTCTTAGGGCCAACACCAGGACATCCCTTATAGTTATCGGTAGAGTCACCTACCAGTGTCTGGTACAGGTGCATATAGTCTGCTACCTTTTCAGTCACAGTCTCAGTCACCTCAGTATCTATATTAAAGTATTCACATGGGATTGTCAACATATCCTTATCAATACTAACGATAACATTTCTAGCATAACTACCATCAGTAGCTAGGATACCAAGTCCATCATCAGCTTCACACTCATGTAAAGTATAGGTAGTATAAGCTTCCTTAAGGTATTCTACTAGAGAATGATAACCTAGAGGTTTCTTTGTAGCTTTTCGGTTGCCTTTATAATCCTCTAAAATTTTGTGCCTAAAATATTTTGACCCTTTAGGTGAGAAGCAGATAATAAGAGTAGATATACCAAGCTTCTCCTGCCAATACCTAATGCTATTGTCAGCTTGTTCTTTAAGTTCTGCTAGATCAGTAGAAGTGGTAACAATCCCATCTTCCCACTCTATTTCATTCTGGACAGCCCAACAAGTTCTGTATGTAAGTATGTCTCCGTCTATTAATAGCCGTGAAGTCTTCATCTAAATCTCCCATGTCAGCGTGTCTTTGATAGTGACAGTTCTCACATATATAGACACATTTAAATATCTCTTTAAACATTTTAATCTTATCTGCCTTACCAGTATTCATCAATATAGTAAATTCTTTATCTTCAGGAAGTACATGGTGAAAGTTTAATGTTCTTGTTTCATTAATCAATCCACAATCTTGACAAGTAAACTTAAATAACCAAGCATAAAACCCTGCTCTAACTTTATAGAGATATGCGTCATAAGCTCTTTTATTATTTCTTGTGTCCTGTCTATGTGGATTAGTAGTGTTTAGCGTGGTGTTCATTTGCTTCATAAAGACTATCAAGTCTTCTAAAGTTTTAATGTGTTTCAGCCCAAGTTTTTCCAATGTGGCTAGTTGCGGAAAGTGGGCAGCCAAATTCAAAGTACTGTCCTGCTCTGTGAATAGATTCAGCTGCGTGTTTTGCGATTTCTTCTGCATACTTTTCTTTGACCTCTATTTGAAACTCATCATGAATGTTTGCTACAAACTCATAGTCACAATGATCATAATACATTTTCAATCGCTCGTCTAGTAGTATCAGAGCTTTCTTCATTAGGACTGCCCCTGCACTCTGGAGTAATGTGTTTAAAGCAGAGTGTTCGCTTCTAATGTGGAGCTTCCGTCCGTCCAGACCAATGAGATGCCCACGCCTTCTGAATACCTGCTTAACTCTATCGGTAAGCTCCATAAGACCATCGACTCCAGCCAGAAATGCAGCTCTGGACTCTCTACCTTTCTTCGCTCCTCCACCAAGAATTGTACCAAGTTTAGCGTCTCCTGCTCCGTAAATAAATGCGTAGAAAAAAGTTTTAGCAGTATCTCTTGAGTCGATTCCAAGTGCTCGCATATTGATAGTATGGATGTCAGTTCCAGCTTCTTTAGTTCCGCTGACAGCAGCTTCGGCATATGTACCTCCATCATATTGTTTAAGATAACCTGCTAATGCTCTAAGCTCTAGACCATCAGCATCACAACCAACCAGTAAATGATTCGTACTAGCTCTAAACAAACTACGACACTCAGTACCGTATGGACTGTACGATGCCGGAACTTGGGCAACATTAGGATTGCTATGAGTACAACGCCCAGTGACGGCCCCATTTGTATTAACTGATCCATATATCCTACCATTCCGTTCAAGTTTAAGCCAAGCATGATTTCCCTCCGCTAATTGTGAGATACGTTTGGATATTAAGAAGTGTTCTTTAAGCTCTTTACAATTAGGTAACTCTAAGCGACTTAAGACTGACTCATCTATCTTAGGTTTACCACTAGCTGTAAACTCTTCAGGCTTCCATCCTTGCTTCATCAAGCATCTAGAAATGTGATCCCTGGAGTTAGGGTTAAACTCTATACGTTTAATCTTGTTATAGACAGCTCCCTTACTAGTGCCTCGTTTCTTACTGTTTACTTTAGGAGTTACCTCACCTTCTGATATGAACCAAGTACCATAGCTTGCTCTAAGAGCTGATCCTAATGTCTCTTGTCGTTTCAGTAGTCCTACATATAGCTCTCTACCTTTGTCTACATCAAACGCATAGCCATGTTCTACCTGTCTTTGAATGATCTGTGCAAAGTCATGCTCTAAATCTATAGCATCTTCAGAATACTCTAGTGATTCAAAGTGATACTTTAGGTGTGCCGTAACTGACACATCCTGTACACAGTACTCAGCCATCTCAGGAGTAAACTTACTCCATACATCATCACCA